TATACTACTATAATCACATATTATAAACTTTTTAATCAGGTTATTGTTCTTAATCTTTTCTGAAGTTTCGTTATCTGTTTTTGATAATATTTATAATCTCCGGGTGCGTTATCCACTCTTTTTTGTAAATCCTGAAAACGTTTAATTTCACTCTTTATATGTTCTACTTCTTTACCGATTCTTTCATCTATTTCACGTTGTCTTGCTTCTGCTTCATTCTTTGCAATTTGTTGTTCCCTTAAATATTCCTCGCGAGCTCTTTGCGCTTCTTTTGGAGTTGAATATTCAGTATGCTTTCGAGTAACTGCAGTATCTTTAAATCCATATCCTGTTTCCTTAAATCCTTCACCCATACGAGGATCCGGTATATATTTCGGATCCTCCGTCCAAAATGGAGTATTAGTTCTATGATTATAAGACCACGCCATTATCTTTTTCTCCTTCTACGTTGACTTGCCTTAATGGCTCTTCCTTGTTTAGCAGCTTTGGATTTACTCTTATAGACTTTACCAGTTTTTCCGTATCTATATCCACCTTTTACTTTATGTACTGGCATTATTTTAATTTCCTTTTCTATTTATATTTTCTTTTTGACATCACTGCCGCAGTCACATATATAATAGCTTTATTTCCAGTTTTTTTAACTTCTTCTATTTCAAAATCTTGACTTGAAGAATATAATACTTCAGATGAAGAAACTGGGGTATCTGCAAACCCTTTGATTGAAATGGCATTTTTAACATCATCGCTATCTACTAATATAACAGAATATTTTCCAGCGCCACTTGAAAATTCTTCCGCTATCTTTTTATCGGTAGTCCACGATAGCCCATCTCTTCGGGATTCTAATATTTTGCCCTCTGTATGTTTACGAATAAAATCCTCATATTCTGCTTTACTGTTAAAATACATGCCGCGATAAGTTTCTTTATCGTGAACCTTCATTTCTTCAGGAGCATTGTCTATTAATTTACTAATCTTATCTCCAAGCTGAACTCCACCATATGAAGAAGTTACATACTCTTCTATATCTTCGGCACTGATATCAATTCCCTGTCTTTTCGCTTCCTTATTAAATTGCTCCGCAGTTATGTCGTCTGATTTCTTACCGTTCAGTTTATCCGCCTCTTTCTTATTTGCCGCTATTTGTTTTTCCTTTTTATCTGCATCGTCGTTAACCTGTTTTGAAATAGCTTTTTTCACGGCCTCTGCTTTTGTCTGCCCTTCCATTATGGGAATATGTTGACCATTGACCGTTATCCATTGCTTGACTTCTTTAGACATAGTTAATTTCCTTTCCTGTTTGCATACTTTTTATTTCCTATCTTTCCAGTCTTGCCATTCTTCCATGCCAATTTATTTCCGCAAGATTTTCCACAAGTTTGTTTATGACCATACTTATCTGCTATAAAGGGCTTTCCACATATAACACAAATTCGTTCCACATCATTTAATCCATTATCTCGTCTATACTTTTGTGAACAGGCTCCAGAACAAAATTTTTTTGTATGTCCCTGATTATTATAACCATAAATTTCTTTACCACATTGCAAACAAGTTCCTTTCACAATTCGTCTATTTTCTTTTCGAATCTTTACCTGTTCTTTATGCCATTCTTTTCCTTCCTGTGATTTATGCCATTCAATTGCTTTAGGTCTTGCCTTTTCGTTTATGTTATTTCTTCTCCATTCCCGCTGTTCCTCTGTAAGTATGCGACCATGAAGTTTCTTATGTTCATGCTTTTCTAATAATTCCAAATTAGATATATCATTATTGTAACGATTCAAGTCTTTATGATGAACTTCATATCCTTTTGGTATTTCTCCGTTATAATAACTCCATACATAACAATGCATTGACCTTGGCTTAACATTACTGTTTGAAAAATACTTCCTTCCGGGTCCTATTGTAAACCGTATTCCATTAAAATATTGTTCTTGCATAATACACCTCCTTTTCAAAAGTGTATTATACAACATCTATTATAAATTCGTAAAGTTAATTACCTTTACGATTACAATACCGTTCTAGGGCATAACGTACGCTGTCGATGCTATGGTTATTCTCATCAGGATATGCACTTATAAAATTACCATCCCTATCCTGTTCATACTCATATGTACTAAACTCTTTCCATGTTTCAGGACACCGTCTTTTATCTATGTATATATGACTTAATCCCTGTAACCATTTAATGCCATAATTTACTGACTCCGGCCCTTTCTGTGCCTGTCTTATAAATGCTCCATACGCTTTGAAGTCAGCTATTGCAAATAATCCTCCTCCTCCTGGGTCTGCTATAACAAGTTCATCCTGCTTTACTTTTTTTAAGTCAACATATAGAGCATCGTATATTTCTTTTATCCGGGACTGATGTGTATCATACTCATCAAATATATATATGTCCCGCCTCATTCTATCGAAATGGAGTCTCACAAAACGAGTTGGGTCCAGTGCAAAACCCCAGTCAATTCCATTATATATGTGGTCAAATGTTTTCCACAAAGGTATCTTACTCACAATGTTTCCAGTTCCATCATCGTGAGGCTCTACATCTACTAATACTTCCATGTCCATGTCACAGGCATTTGGAAATACATCTCCACCCGTACCGACTGCTTCTCCACCATATTCATGTCTGTAAGCTCGGGGATTTATCCTTTTGAGTTCTTCTGCTTCTTCTAAAAATACCTGTCCCAGCCACTCTTCCGGAACATCGAGATATGTATTATGTGTTACCAGTGTATTTTCAGTTCTTTCTATCTCACAAGTCTCAACATATTCATTTGCCCAGTTATTCTTACTTATGGGAGGATTAAATGTACGGAAATCCCAAAAATTCTCTCCACCTCTCATTGTGGACTGCGTCACCTTACGGAGTTCATTCTCTCCTGCAAACTGGTCAAGTTCCTCAAACCATGTAATTCCAATATATCCAAATTGTGGCTTAATAGACTTGATTTTATTTGGGTCGTCCAATCCCATGAAATATATCTTTTGCCCTGTGGGTAGATATGTAATAGGAGTGCTATATGTTTTTGGAATTGAAAATAGTGACTCCACTCCTAATTGATATATTCCCCACGTTACTTGAGGAAATATACTGGTCTGTATTGTGTTTCCTATTTTTCTAAAACATACTGCGTGGATATTTGGATTTGCCATGATAAGAAGTGGAATACATATACCTCCCACAAATGATGACTTTGTACTTCCACGTCCTCCGGGAAACACATAATGAGTATGACGATGGTCCAGAATGTCCTCCAGAACATCGTCATACATAGGAATGATACAATCTTTTAAGTTTATATTTATTCCTGGCATATTATCCCTTTAATGCCTTCCATGTTTTAGGACCTACGATACCATCGTCTTTAAGCCCTTTTGATTTTTGAAAGGATATAATACATGCCTCTGTAGCTGGACCGAAGTTACCGTCTGTGGTAAGTATGTTACCAATAGTCTTATTAAGCAACTCCTGAAGTAAGTACACTCCACCTCCATCACTTCCCTTTCGGATAGTGGCAAGTTGCTCCGCTTTGTATGTCTTTAGCACTTCATAATCCCACATCCAAAGTCTGTATTTCTTTATGGGATTCATTAGTGTTGATGAATATGTCGGTGAAGTGGCATATCCGTCCTTCTTAACGTTGATGCACGCTTCCTCATAATCCTGACAGTTTATAAGATTCTTATATCGGGACGCTTTCAAAAATAATGCTGAATGGTCTGCTATACTTTCTGCCCATGATGGATATTTTCTAAAATCTGCCATTTCTCTTTTTCTTACTCCGTTACGATATTCGGTGGTAAGCATATTAACAGATTGACCATTATATTCGCCTTTAATGCCAAAAAGATTATTTCCCTCTACTGCAAGACCACTGTTTCCATACTTGCTTTCGATAAGTGCCTGTGATGCTGTGAGTGAAGCAAGTATTTTTGACTGCTTCATATCTTCCATTACATAGGACTTTATAGTCTCTAAAAAAGTTACTTGTGTATGAGCCATTATCTGCCTCCTAACTGCTCAATCATCTGCTTTACTTTATCAAAACCTACAGTAGCCGAGAGAAACGAGAGATAGATAAGAGCTATCATAGTTACGGCAATCTGTACTGTAAATGTAGTTCCTGTGTAAAGTATATACCCTACACATATTGCAATGGTAAGCACTGTAGAAACTATTACAGCAAGAAGATTAGAGCTGTAGCTTATCTCCTTTTCATTAAATAGCTTTTTGAGTGCTTCCACTGTTAGTGATGTCAAAACTGCTATTCCTGCCAAAACATACAGTAAAAATTGACTGTTCATTTTTATTATCCTCCTTTATTTTATCTATCCCCGCTACCACGCTATAAGTTGCGAACTATGATTTTTCAATTATTCATCTTCCTCCTCTACTTGAAACCCTATGGCATTTTCCAGCTTTTCAATAACTGTACTTTTCGGAGCGAGTTTAAAAATCTTTATCAGAGCACACATGATTACCTCGCCTGCAAAGAATTTATATACCCACTCCGTTAATACATCGTGTGATATGCCCGTTACCAGCGTCATAACAAACTCCACTATCGTATAGACGATAGTAAATGTGATTGAGAATATCACGTATCTGTCTAACGCTGGTAACGATATTAATTTACGCATTAGTTTAATCATGCTTCGGGCTCGGGTTCAGGCTCAACGGGTGCCTGCCAAAACTCTCTTACCTCTGTACCGCCATGCTCATTGATAACCATATTCAGCACCGTAGCAAGGTTCTCGTTCTGCATACCGCTTGCCATCTTCTGATGATAGACTGCTACTGCCTTGTCTCTGGTATCGTAAGAGTACATACCCTTACTTTCTGTTCCGTCTTTAGATACTTGAATTTCGATTTCGTAAAACATAGTTTTAGTCCTCCTTTATCTGTAATATACTTTTACTATGCCATAGGATTCGACGTTCTCATTTGTAGTTGACTCTACGAGTACTTCCCAGCTCTTCGGTTGTGAATAATAGAATTGTCTTATTTCCGCCTTTCCAGCAGTAATATCAAAATATACTCCAATTAGTCTTATCCATTGACTAATTCCCATAGGAGCGATTGCGATATCCTCACCAGAATAAGGCAATATTACATCTCTTGCTATATCCCAATCATCACTCCTATCCAAATGTGATATAACTTGTATATAAACCTCTTTTGCATTGGACGGAATTGTTAATTTTGGGTTGATGAGGTTTGTAAGTTTTCCTAAATATGTCCATGCATTACCCCCCCCACTCGCACCGCTGTTCATCTCTACATAACTCATATCTGTCCTCCTTATACATTAAGCACATTCAGTTTTATATTCGCCGCCTCTGTCAGTGCGCTTGCGAATGCTATCACTACCTGTCCCTCTGTCGCTACTATTTTTTTATATCCTACGGGCTCTCCACTTGAAGTTTCGCTACATGCCCGTATAGTGGATGTGGTATGTATGGCACTATTTGTGATAGTACAAGTAGTATCTCCCACAAGGCATGAGACCGGAGTAGTCCATACACCCGCCTTCTCCGTCAGCTCCTTATTAGTCATGGCATAGGGCTGATAGGTATCATCGGGGTCGGAGGCGAGACGGAGCATAGGATAAAAAGTAAGGTTGTTAACTGTCTGACCTTTCGCTATGCCAATATTCACTGAATATGTCAACTCTTGAGTTATATTAACAACAACTCCATCTCCTGCGTCACGAACATTGATTATAGAACCTGCTGTGCCGCCATCAGTATTCCATAATGCAATACAATATGTAGCTGGACCCGTATCTCCTCCAGCAGGACAACCATTCAAGATATATTTACCAACGGGTAATTTTATTGAACATACTGTCCTCCATGTTAAATCTGTTGCCGTACCATTAAAAGTAACGCTTTCATCACTATTTTTAGTAAATGTAATTCCATTGTATGTGCCACTTGTAGCAGTATTTTCCAGCAGATTCTTCGCCCCAAGCACTCCCTGTGCATTAAGCTGATTCTGTATAGCCTGATGATTGTATGGGCGATAGGTGCTGTCCTCTATGTCGGCTTTGCGGAGCATAATTTTTAATGCTGTCACATCTGATAAGGCTATGTTCGTCTTATTAAAGCCAAAGGTAATATACTTATCTGATGCCCCTGTCCTTATGGTGTAAGGAAATGAAGTTATGGCAGTCTGACTTGATGGTGGAATACTCGCTGACACAGAAAAGAATACAGCATCCAAACCATTTGTTCCATTCATTGATACAATATATTCTGAATTAGGTTCGCAAGAAATAATATTTCTTGCCCTATTAGCATTAGTATCACCATTCCACGCTTTGCCAACCTCTATTTTGCTATCATTAAACAGATTCACCCCATGTATCTCTTCCTCATGCATCACTTCTACTGATTCATGATAGGGTTCATAGGTGGGGTCTGTGATGTCGGCTTTCCTTACCATAGGTGAAACAATTTCATTTACCGTAGCATTATTGGGAATCCTTAATGTAACATGCAAATCATCTGCATTAATAGCTTCCTGAGTTAGTGTAATTAAAGTTTCCCCTTGAGTATTCGAATCTCCGACTACAATATCATCGGCATTGTATCTAATTGAAAGTGAACATTTATTTTCATAATCCCCGGACGTTACACCACTTAATTTTAATTTTTGTCCAACTGTAAATCCTTTAGATATTAAACTAAAACCAAGAAATGTTAAAGAAGTGCTGGTTCCAGTTACAGATAATGTTCCATCTTCAAGCATATTAAAGGTTATACCATTTAATGTAACCGGATATGAATGAACAGTAGTACCTAATCTTCCCTTTTTAATATTACATAAATTCTTCCCTGTCCATCCTATGGTGTCTTTGACAAGTACTTCCGCATTAGTAGCTTGTCCTATTATTTGATTTTGATGTGCTATTATAGGCATTATTATTTCCTCCTTTCTTATATAGCATTTGCGTCTGTTATCCAATAATATTTATTTACATCATTTTTCTGTTCCTGTGTGAGTGCATTATATTGTGCTAATGTGAGTTGTACGAATCCTTTTATAACTCCAGCGTCTTGTTGTGTTTCGTTTGATAGTGTGACAATCAAATGATTATCAGCATTTAAATTCACACTGGATACACTTATACCATTGTCTCCAGTATCACCCTTATCACCCTTCGCACCAGTTTCTCCGGTATCTCCTTTGGGTCCCTGCTCACCTGTATCTCCCTTATCTCCTTTAGCACCTGTCTCACCAGTATCACCTTTTGGTCCCTGTGCTCCATTCATAACATCGAGTATGTCTGTCTGTATCACTTCATTATTATCATACCATGCAAATGTAATACGACTTCCACCTGTGATTTCTGTGATAGATTGAATAGTGCAATTTTTTCCTTTGAGTGTCCCAGCACCCTCTATACTTTTATCTGTATATTTTCGGCTTATTGCTAATACATCTTCCGGAGTTAATCCTGCCATGATTTATCTCCTCTCTTATAACCAATTCCAATTTCCATCTGACTTCATGAATGCCATATCGCCGTTTGCTGTCATAACGCTACTCCCAGCAGATATTGAATAACCCTCTGGCATTCCTTGTATTTTAACATTGGGCACCACTTCTGATTGAGTATCTGCGAACAGACTCACATCCGCTTCCATTGTAGTGGGATTCAATACTATACTTCCCTTTACTTTTACCATATTTACTTCTCCTTTCTATAAAATAAAATGAGTGTGTCCGGTTTACCAACTTCTCAACTCCACCTGTTAAGAAGGCTCCGGACACACTCTGTTTTGAAGGTTGCTTTGCACGTATGAGCAAAACATTGCGGGAGCAGGATTTGAACCTGCGACCTCCTGGGTATGAGCCAAGTGAGCTTCCAAACTGCTCCATCCCGCGTTATGTGTCCTTTCGTCCTTTTTTGTGCGGAAGTCTTTAGGACACATTCACTGTATAACCGCTTATATAAAAGAGAAGAATAATGGAATAAGCTAATCACGTTTCCAATTTAAATTTATCTCCACTTTTGCATCTGCCTTACCAGCCATTCTGTTTTCTACATCAACCGTCCTTTTTGCTAATTCCTGGGCTGCTTTTATCTTATCACCATTAGTTGCATCGAGTCCAAACTGGTCTGCAATTTCACCATTCATCATCTTGGTAAAGAATTCCATCACTTCCTGGGCAGTCGCTATACGGTGATTTTCCAATGGCTGTCCGAGTCTGGTAATTTCCGCCTTTATGTTTGGTTTAGTTAATAATTGGCATGCCTGCACTCGCGCCGTCTTTTTCTTATAACCAGCTTTTACTGCTGCTTCTTGGCCATTACCACATTCTACATAATACTGGCAGAATCTCTTTTGTTTTTCATTTAATGGTAATGATTCTTTATTGCTTTTATTAATGGATTTATTATCCACTTATTTACTCCTCTTTTTCTTTCTTGCTTCTTTTACTGCTATATGATCAGCTACCAGGTCTTTCATTACTCTTATTTGTTTTTGATAATCATATCCTCCCGACCTTGTATTCATCATCATATTATAATTTTTGGTAAGTCCATTTTTCTTTACATATGATCTTAATTGTGATTCTGTCATTTGTTGTACTTTTGCCATTGGAGAAAGACTTTCTTTTTTAGATTTACCATTTCTCTCGTCCGCCTGTTTTTTATTTGTGGCTATTTGTTTTTGTTTTGTGGATTCTTCTTTATCAATAGAAGCTTTAGATTTTATTCTTTGATAATCCTCGCTTTTCATTTCGGTTGTTTTCCAACCATTCTTTTCTGCATAATCAGCCTCTTTACGATTTTTAGCAACTTGATACCTTCCATCTTTCTCCATCATTACAGTATCGTGCTCGCCTTGTTTATATCTATCTGCCATTTGTTGTTCGGCTTCTTCTCGAGAATATCCAGATTGTTTTTGTTTCAAATATG